TCTATCTTCTGCATCATTCATCCACTTTTCTATATCTCCTATTATATCAGCAGAAGTTTCGGACCAATCAGATGATACTTTTTGTTCAGAAGCTAATTGATAGTCGTAATCTAAAGCTTTTTCAACTCCAGATACATCTTTACCTTTTATTGCTATTTTCCCTTCTGATAATAGTTGCATTCTCATTCTTTCAAGTTGAACTTCTGCACCGTCAACTAAAGTAGTAACATCGTCAAATATATTCTTAGTTATTAAGTCTATATAAGGTTGATTAGCTGGGTTTCCCATTAATTTATTTAATTCTTGCTTATCACTTTCTTTTACCAACATAGACTCTTTAAAGAAAGGCATTTCAGTATTCACATCTGCGAATCCTACTCTATCCCTTATTTCTGCCTTAGCATCAAAAGCACTAGATTTTAAAGCTACAGGAAGTCCCTTTGATCCTTTTATCCATTTTAAATCTAACCCTAATTTTTTATTAATTGGAAATAATATTTCTCCTAAATATGGTGCCCTGTCTTTTTGCATTCCATTGTAATAAAGACCTATTTCTTTTGCTTTTACTATATCAAATATCGTCGTCATATTTTATTATCCTCCTAACAATTTATATAAATTTTATCATTGGTAAAGCTGTTATTGCAGCTGAATCCGGTTGAGCTGGAAGCTTAGATTTATCTATAAATCCATGTATTACTAATGCTCCAATTTCATCACCATCTGTAACATCTACATCATATAAAACAACACCTTTAGCCGTTGCATTATTTGCTGGTATTATAGTTCCTGCTTTTACTATTTTTCTAGTTCCTACAGTAGTTGAATTTGCTTGAGTTAATATAACTTTTTCTGATACAAAATGATCATATTTTAATATTTCTTTGCTATTTGAATATTGAGTAACTTTTATTTTAGCCATTATTTATCCCCTCCAAAGTAATTATGTTTATTAAATTGATTTGACTCTGTAGCTTGTTTAGCTAATCTTTCTCCTAAGCTATCCATATTACCATTTGTATTTTTAGCAAAGTTCCCTAAACTTCCTGTATTATTAGGAATTTTATCTCCAAACCACTCAGAATAAGTTTCAGATATTGTTTTATATTGTTCATCTAACCCAGTTATAGTACCATCTTCATTGATAGTCATTTTTTCTCTATCAAATTGAGATTCTAAAAGTTTTTTATATTTATCATCAACCTTAGATAATTTAGAACTTATAGCATTATCTAGTGTCAATCTTTTTATTTTACCTGCATTATCTTTTTTTAAGTTTTCTATAGTTTTTTCATGCTCTTTTATAGTATTTTGTAATGTTTCATTGTCTTTATTATCCTTTTTTAAATCTTTTATAGTTGTATTTGCCGTATCTAGCTGCCCTTTAAGATTGTTTTTTTCTGTTTCTAATTTTGAGTATTTTTCATCTACATTTTCAATATATGTAGTGTAAACTTTATTTTCTTTCATATCTGCTATAATTTTGTTTATCTGTTCATCTGATAAACCTTGATTTTTAAGTATTTCTGCTAGTTTCATTATTACCTCCTTATTAATTTATTGCATAATAAAAACACCTACTTAGTAAGTGTATTTCATAAATTTATATATTTTTTCTTAAATCCATAGCAATTTCTTCTAATGACTTATCTGTAACAGGAATTAATACACAAAGTCCATTAGGATGATCATACGGTACTTTATCAATTAAATATCTTTTTCCATGCCTCTTTCTACATTGTTTGCATGTTCTACCATGTATTAATGCACTTCTCCACTCAACATGGGTTATAAAAGGGTTATGCCTAGCTGATTCTTTAACATATTCTTGCCATATATGATTTAATGTAGTTCTTGCTAACCTTTGAGCGTTATAATCAACTTTTTTATTAACACCAGGATATACATTACTCCAATCCCATAGCTTAAGTTTATCTGGGTCTATATATTTTTCTATTTCTTTAGCTATATAATAGCTTGAAAAGCCATTTTCTACTCCAACTTTAATAATAGTTTCAATATCACTATCAAATTTTGATGAATATTTTTTTAGCCTTTCTTTTATAGATAATTTATCTTTGTATATAGAACCACTTAAAACTCTTTGCATAGCTTCATCAAAAGGGTCTTTTAGTTCTTCCTTATCATCGTCTAATTTAATCACTATATCCTTAGCTGATTTAGCATTATCTTTAATTATTTTAGGTATATTTTCTTCAATTTCTTTTTGTCTTTTTAATATATCTCTTTTCAACTTATATAGTTGAGTTTTAGACATATCTTTCCCAAATTTGGATATAAATTCTAAAATGAAAAATACAAGGGTCTTGTATAACCTTTTAATCTGTGATTCTTGTTTTTTCATTATATTATTTCTTTTTTTATGAGCTTCAATCCATGCTTTTAAATAGGCTTTATTAAACACTATTCATCATCCTCTATAATGTTTTCAAATTGATTGTAGCTATCTTCTAATAACTGTTTTTCTATTTGTATTTGTTTAAGTTCTTGATCTGCTACATCTGCATTAACATTCTGCCATTTTTCTATATACTTTTTCCTACTCATTACTTGAGTGTTGACTTGTTTCATATCATTATCTTTTTCCTCGTATTCATCACTAGGAAGAGGATATTGATTTTGTACTGTTATCTCCATATCTTCAATATCTATATCAGGCAAATTACCTATATTATATATTTTAGACATTTCAATAATAGCCTCTACCATCCACTCAAGCATAGGTATCCAAGAAGCCATTTTTTCCTCTATACAAGATGTAAACTGTTGATATATAGCTTTTATAGCTTTACTACTTGTAAGAGCTTTTAAATCGTCTGTGTTAAGTTTAGGGATAGATAAGCTATTATACATATCAGTTAATATTCTATCTAATGCATTTTCTATTCTTTGATCATATCCAAAATCAGACCCTATAGTATTCACTTCTGCTTTATCTTCATCAGCATCTTTATCCTTTGATAAATTCCAAATAGCACCTGCTTTATATGAAATTTTAGGAGTACCATCTTCTTCCATAATATCGTCATCATCAACATTAAGCATATATATAATTCTATTCATACCTTTTATTATAGTATCTATATCTTCACTGGTAAGCTGGTTATATGCTTTCTGATTTTCAACTAAAGGCTTAACATCTGACTTACCTTTCGTATCTCCAGTTAAAGCATCATTCATTATTACATAGCATGGTATAAAAGTTAATTTAGTATTTTCATTATTTTTTATAATCTTTAATACATTACCCTTACCATCATATATAGCTTCATACACATAACAATATCCATCTTTTATATAATACTTTTGCTTCCAAAACCGTTGATTTTCTCTAATAACATTATCTTCTAGTTGATAGCAAAATATTATTTGCTCTAACTCTTTTACATTATCTAGTTTAGGAACAAATACAAATTCTAATGATGGAATAAAAGCTATCTCTATTTTTTTAGTTTCTTTATTCGCCACTAGTTTAAGAGCAATCCTTTTGCCTATTAGAAAGTCCTTAGTAGCCTTTATAATGTCATTATTAAATAAATTCTTTTTAAGAGTTCTTTTAAGATATTTATTTAATTTTTTCTCTGCTTCTTCATTGCCTTCAACATCAATATTAAAATATGGAGGTTTTGAAAACATAAATCTAGCTTCTTCATCAATTAACTTTTTGATATAGTTAGTTTTCTTTTCTGTAGCCACATAATCAGTCGTGCTTTTAATCCAATCAAGTTCTTCACCTTCATACTGCTTATAGTAGTTTATTATTTCTTTCATTTCCTCAAGCCTATCCTTAGGAAATAAACCGTGTAACTCCATTTTTATAATGTTATTTACAGCTACTGCATCCATGTTAACACCTCCTATCTTTTTAATGTCTTTTTACCATTACCTCTATTTTTTACTATTGTATTGCAATAGTATCTAATTTGGTCCATAGCATGGTCGTGCTCTTTAACTGGTTTATCTTCACCTTTTTTACAAGCTTCATCATCCCAGATATAAGAGCTAAACTCTTTAAAAGTATCATAGCAACTTTCATCAAAGAATATTTTTAATTCAGTTAATAAACTAGCTACTAATCTTATTCCATCAAGTACACTGTTTTTAGCTTTAATAACTCTAAATCCATCTTTTATTAATTGCGCTTTAAATGATGCTGCCGATGGATCCAGTATTACATATTTAATTTTATAATCTTTAGTAAATTCTTTTAAATCCTTCGAATACTCTAAATCTGTCTTTTGAACTCCTGTAGTCCTTCCAGAGTAATAATACTCTTTAATCATTATGTGTTTATTATCAAATGTCTTTCCCCATAATCCAAATGATGTAGGATTTTGAGTACCATAGTCACAGGATACATAATATTCTTTATATTTGTAATCAGAAGCTTTAACAATATGCTTCTCTTTATCAAACATAGAGTATATAATACCTTCTGCTACTACCCACAATCCTAATATATATCTTTGATAGAATATACCAGAATACATACCTGCATATCTCTTTTTAATCTTTTCTGATAATGAAAGATTATCATTCATTGTAAAATGTAAATATAGTATATTCTTTTCTTCTTGTTTATCTATCCAGTTAGCTTTAAACCAGTGATAAGGTCCATCTGGGTTGCAGTTAAACCAGAACTTTGAACCATCAACAGAGCAACGACCTGTAGCTTGGTTAACAAATGATTCAGGCATTAATGCAACTTCATCAAAGAAACAACCAGCTAATGTTATACCTTGGATTAGATCTTGTGATCTTTCGTCTTTTCCTCCGAAAATATAAAAATAGTTAGTAATTTCGCTTTTTCTAACTATCATAAGGTTATCTGCTCTTTTATCTTCAACTTTATATTTTCTAGCTTTAAGCATTAACTTTAACCAAAATAAAACATTACGTCTAAATGACCCTATAGTCTTACCACACATACCAAAGCTTTGACCATTAAAATTGCTCATAGCCCAAACTACATATGATAAAGACATAGATATTGTTTTACCGCTTCTTATAGCTCCATCAGCTATAATTCCATCTTTATCACTTACTGGACTATTTTGAAGCCACCACGTTAAAACTTTCTTTTGTTTCTTAGAAAATGGACTGAATTTTATAGTTGCTTTCTTTACTGTGCCAGCTCCTCTGAATGATTTCATTTTACCTACTTTTTCTTTAAGTTTATTTATTCTATCCTTAATCATCCCAAGCATCACCTACTTGAGATTCTAAAGCACCTATAAATCCATCATCTTCAACTTCATCTTCTTGTCCACCTTGTTTCATTATTTCAAGTTCAAGCTTCATAACTGTTAATTCTAATTTCTGTTCATCTATCTCAAACTTATGTAAGGAATCTATAGCCTTTTGCTTTTTATCTTGAACTCTAGTTAAGGCTTCTTCTATACTTTGGATTTGACCTAAAGTAGCTTCATATTCATTCAACTCAGTATCCATACCTTTTTCAATACCGCTTTTAATTGAAACCAATGTCATTTCCTTTTCTTTTAAAAGTGCTATCCTTTTTAACATTCTTCTCTCTCTAACTGTAAGAAGCTTAATCTCTTGCTCTAGTAACTGCTTTTTTTCAATTTCTATATTTCTTATTAGATTAAATTCATCATATTCTAATGTATCAAAGAATATACTCTCAAACTCTCCGGTTTTAACTGCATGTTTATTCCCAGGAGGTCCAGTAGCATTTTTATTTCCTGGCTGACCACCTTTTTTCTTTTTAGAACGTTCTTTATTATTATGAAACGTTCCATTTAATTGCGACTCCCAACTATCTTTATTCTTCCACCCTCTAACTGTGCCTGATGATATACCTAAAATACTAGCAATCTCGACTAAATCAATATTTCCATTGTGTTCTTTGTATATCTCATATGCTTTATCTCTATTCGGACTCCTTACACGAGCCATATCACCACCTCACTTATTCGTCGTTTTCGAAAATAAAAAAGAACTCTTTTAAGAGTTCTTTTTTGCACAATTATTTACTGTAATCTATTCATAAATTCCAGATTAGATTTTATTTCGCAATATCCATTTGAATCAAATAAATCCACCATATTAAAATTCCATCCTACATTCTGTGTTTCTATAATAAATGAATGTTTTTTAATTGTATGAATTTCACCTGGTTTTCTATTGCTTAAATGATTTAATAGTAAAAAATCTTTAATAGTTCGCTCTTGTATAATATACATAACATCTTTGTTTAACCCTAGTTCTTCTTTTACGAAATCAATATTATATGTATCATTTAATTCAAATGATTCATCATATGTATCATTATCATATTTATAATCATAATTCATTATCTTGTTATATAAGTCAGATCTTTTTATTTTTAACACTACTAAGTATGCATATAAATACGAAACTATTATTAATCTAAATTTTTCTTTATTAGATGATTTGTACTCTGATATTAAAGGCATTATTATCTCCATATATTTATACATCTTATCTATATCCCTAAGAGATAAATTATAACCTCTGACAAATCCATCTAAAAAATGTTCTAGGTAGACAGTCTTATTGTATCTATTTAGCGTTGTTTTATTTTTGATTTCCATATACTTGGATCTATTGGCATTTGGAAGTTTATAATCTAAATCAAAAAATCTCCTTAGATATCCATCTGTATCCATATTTTGACCATAAATAGTTGCTATAGAATGTGCTAACTGTCCCTTATCTAAAGCAATTATAAATATAATATTTTTTATATCAAATAAATGTTTAACTGTTTCTAATAATTTAATTGCAAACTTAGGTCTACAACGATCCAGCTCATCTATAAAGAAAACTATTTTTTTATTTGAATTTTTCTGAAACTCTTCTATTTCAGCTTTGAACATAGCTCTAGTTTGTTTACTGTTAATAGCGTCCGATATTAGACTTTCTCCAATTTTACCTGCAAGATCTGGCATTTGCTTTTCTAATTCTTTTCCAAGATTTACTCCGTCTAAATTTACAAATCCACTAGTTAAAATTTTCATTGTCGTTGATATAGTAGGCTTAATCATTTTTTTCCAAACTGCTTTAACTTTTCTAATGATTCTTTATTTTTTTTGTTCCCATTTATATCTATTTCTGTTAAAATTGCTAAAAGTGGATCCTGTATGTAATCATTGCTCCATGAGTTAAAATATAAAGTTTCATATTTATCTTTATATTCATCACTATTATTAATCAATGTTTCCCACATTTTTATGAAAGTGGTTTTCCCTGTTCCCCACTCAGAATCAATCGCTAGAACTATACCATATTGGTCCTTATCAAATATTTTCATAAAATTTCTCGCAATAGCTTCTCTTTCAAATTTATCATTCTTAAACGGATTATCATAAGGCATGTCTAATAAAGTATCTCTCATTATATTGTCACCTCTTCTATGTAGTAATAAATTTAATATTACATTAATAATTCTACTCAAATCGAGGTTTTCCTTCTCTTTTCTCATTGTAAAAAGAACCCTATTTCTAGATTTCTTTTTTTATATTTTACATATATTTTAATCAATTGATATATCTGAATTTCAAAAACTTACTAGATTGTTTTAATTCTTTTTGAGTAATTTTTTCTATATCTACCGTCATAGTTATTTTTTCTTCATTTAAATTGTATTCATTTCTTACAATTATTTTTTCTCTTAGACCCATAATTCCTGTATAGTATTCAATCTCTACCTTCTCAGCATTTAATTGCTCTAATATTAAATTTCTATTTATCCTAAACATAGGTATTATTATACGTTCACCTTTATCTATATAATCAATACTATATTCAATCTTATCCTCTCTGCTTATTCTTCTACCATTTTCATACCAAAATAAGTTACCATATGAAGTTATCTTTACATTGTACATTGGATTTTTACCTATATTTTTAACGAACCTAAATATATACTGATCAAAATTATTCAAATCATTGATTGTACTTTCAAAATGATTTATATTTACGAAGTTACTTAAATCATTATATATATCAGTCATAATATCATGGTAATTAATACCATTTCTATTTAATACATCTTCCATGTATAAATAATTATCGGTTGTAATTAATTTACTTCCTAAAACTAAATCCCTATGACTACTCAAATCAAACTCACACAATATAATTCCTTCTTGAATAAAAGTTCTAGAGTTATTTAATTTATTTTCTTCTTCAATCTCTAAAAGTTTATTCTGTAATTTTAAATTTTCTTCTTGTATATCTATAGTCAATTTAAGAGTTAATTTAACTGCAATTATAGTTGCGATAGCTCCAAATAAGCCTCCTGCATAACTACTATAAAATGTCATCCACTTGCTTACTTCATCATCTTTTTCTACAAAATTTTTAATGCTTGACTCTAATATTATAGGTAGTACAGCAAATATCATTCCTATTATAAAAAACACGCATAATACTGTAAATGCTATAGTATACTTTTGATATATTTTATCAGCATATTCTAATAATTTTTTAAATTTACGTTTAATACCCTGCCCAATAAGTACAAAGAACTTTACCCATTCTAAAAGAGCATAATAAAAAAATCCAAAACATGAAAATATAAACTTTTTAATTAATGTGAAATTGTCTTTCTTATCCATTAAATCACCTCCATGCTAAAGTATATATTTTACAGTAAAAAAAATCTACTGTATGTAAGAATATTTTTGTTTGTTTTTGTAAAAATTTAACTATTTTTGTATATAAATAAATATGACTTTTTAATATCATAAACATATACAAAATAAAAAAGCCAGGCGAGAAAGTCCTGACTTTTTTGAACGGATAAGTTGTTGTTACTAACTAATAAATGTAAGTAGTTTATACTCCGTACCTCTACAGAGTGGCTCTTTGGTATCAGAACCATAAAGTTATATTCTTTGGTGAGAACAACAAGTTTTGAACTTGTAACTGATACATGAAAGGTATCTGTTTTACCACTTAAACTATATCCTCACGTTGCTAGGGTAAGGGGAATACCCTAGCCATATATTTATATCAAAAGGGGTATTAGGGAATAAAGAAACTAGGTTGTCCTAAGTTCTCTATATTAATATATTAACACCCTCTAATCCCTAAAAAATCTCAAATACGTCTCAAAATCGTCTCATTTTTAAGCCTTCATCAAAGGTAAATCTTTATATGTCTCTTTTGGATATAACATATTAATAATTTTGTGAACTATTTTATCTCTAGTTCTATATCCATGACTTCTATCAATATGTAACTTTAAAGAAATGTTGGGTATCGTAGTTTTAAATTTACTACAATATAGCATCTTAAAAAATGTAGTTTCAAATTCATCTAATGCAGTTAACGCATTTTCTATTTTCCTTTTCTCTATCTCTTTTTTAACTTTAAGATGATTTAATCTCATTAATTCTTTTTCTCTTTTAACAACTTCATTTTCAACAGTTCTATTGATATTGTAAGTTACACCAGTTCTTTCCCCATATTCTATAGCTCCACATCCTAAAAACTCATTTTGAACATTTTCTATTTCAAGCTCTATAGATTTAATTTCTATATCTAAGTTTTTGTAACTGTATAATCTTCCTTCAACTTTTTTAAATAACTCTTTTTTATCCATAATAATCCCCCTTATCGTCTATGCTAAAGCTTCTATTGTAACTTCTACCCTAGGTTTATCTGCAAAGTGCTTAGAAGCTACTAGCTCAACTATTTGAGTATCATCCTTGTAAGCAACTTCATTTAAGGCATCACAAATTACTTTTATAACATTATCTGCATCAGGCTTTATATTGTGAGGTCTAATTTCTCCATTTAACTTAGCCTGTTTTTTCTTTTTACTATCACTTTTAGCTATTGGGTAAAATCAGTTTATAGCCATCTTTATAGGTCCTTCAAAATACATTTTGACCTGTGCTCTATACAATAACTTTATATAATTTTCATACATAACAGTTTGTTCTGGTGTTTTTATTCTTCCATAACTCAATCTTGGTCTTCCTTTACCTTGTGGCTTCCCATCTATTATAAAATTAATTTTCATATCAATCTCCTTTTAATCTATCTAATCAGTTTTCTAAATGATATATTCAATTTACATTCTACTCACCTTTAATTTCATTTTTATACTTATATCTTATTATTACAATATTTACCAATAATAATTGTTTTATGATATAATTTTAATAATATTATAGGAAAGTGGTGGTAATATGAGACTTAATAATGACTGCATAAGAGATATCCTTCTTTATTTAGAAGAAAATATTACTTATGATATAGATTGTATTGAATTTGATAAACTATCAGATTCATTAAGTTTATACAGTCCAGATACTTTAAAATATCATATCAATCAGCTATATAATGCTGATTTAATTCAGGAGCCCTATTACTCGTATGATGGCCCTGAAATTTTAACTGATTTAACATGGAAAGGGCATCAATTCGTAAATGATATTCGGGATGATAAAGTTTGGAAATCTATAAAAGAAAAATGCAATAGTATCAAATCAGTATCCATGCCTTTTTTAGTTAGTATAGCTCCTACTGTCCTAGAAAAACTTATTAAATAATAATTATTTTATAGAGGATTTTTAGTGTTTTAACTAATTTTCCTCTATTTTATTAATATATACATTTAACTATCATTTAGTTATCATTATCAATATATCAAGACAGATATACTGATAATGATATGTATTCCATGCTTATTTTACTTATTTATATTTTCTACTTCTTTTATAAACTGCTCTATTGCAAGTTCAATTAAAGCATCTGTTGTAATTCCGAATTTCTCTCCTATTTTATCTATCTTCTCATACAAATCATCATCTAAAGGTACTCTCATAAACTACCTCCTATTTTTTAGTCATACATCCACAACTTTTACATTGGTAATACTCAGCTCCTCTAACCTCTATCACCATGAATTTCTCCGAACAATGGTGACAAGTTATTTTAGTTATCAATTGTAATATGTGAGCCATTATATCATCAGTCCTAACTTAGTATATATTTCAACTAAATCCTCACCCTTAAGCAACTTCTTAATGTCATTAGAAGTTATAACTCTTCTAGCTCCAGTTTCCGTTCTTTCCTTATTTATAACATCTATTCTAAATGCTATATCTATCTTTTCCCTAACTTGTCTTTGCATTTCCGTAGCCAATTCTACTTTCTTACACAGCTTCATATTAAAAGATTTTATGTCTGTAATTTCTTTGTCTCTTTCTTGGATGCACCATTCCATTGCCTTAATTTTCTTATCTCTTTCCTCCAGTTTAATCTTTAGTATTTCAATTTCTTTACTCTGCTCCTTTTCTCTAACTTCTGATAGATTAAGCTTTTGCTTTAAATCTAAAACTTTATTATCCGATGCATATTTAGTCGCTTCTAAAACTTTTATATCCTTAACTAACTCACTAGTTTCCTTCTCATAAGTACTTCTTAAAACAAATGGTAATTTTATTTTCATCTTTAGATCCCCCAATTCATTTATATTTCAACATAAAATCTATTTACAAGATAATCTCCATACTCTTTACCTTCTTGGTATACTTCTTCTTTTTCAAATGTATTAAAGTGTTTGTACTTTTTATTAAGCTGTAACTCATGTTTAGCTATAATGACGTTATAGTTATCAGTTACAAACTTTTCTACTACTCTGTTATGGGTATTTATAAATGATGAATCTATAAGATTCTTTAATGTAACTACAAGTTTGCAACTAGCTCTTTTTACTTCTTTATTGATTTGCATTTATTTAGCTCCTTTCTCTGTTCTATTACTACATATCTATCTAAGATTTCACTTAATCTAATAGTTATAGGTGTATGTCCAAATTCTTCATATAGCTCCCCTAAAGCTTGTTTTAATGCTTCCATGCTATACCCCCTTATTCTTCTTTTCCTTTGATTCCCCAGGCACTCATTATCTTGTCTGCACTTATTGGATACTTTATTTCTCCATCAATTTCAGTTCCACATATGCACTGTGCCAATGCCATATAATTTGGATATGTTTTATAGTCACTCGGTTTAAAGAATGTTTCTTTTACACTTGGTATGCTAACTTCTTTTTTCATATCATCAGCTCCCCATAAATTTAGGATTTGAATAATTGATTTTCATTTTCTGAAAATAAGCTTCTTTAATTTCTTCCATATCAAATCCTAGTGAATATACAAGCTCTACATATTTGGTTATCAAAGTATCTAGCTTATGCTTACCAAACATCTTCCTCCATGGTAATGTAGTTATTTTATAAGCTATATAAATAAACTGTTTTTCTAAACTTGTTGTTTGAGTTTCCTCAACTGTAACAACTAAATCTACATCTAATTCATTTGCTAAGTTACCTAAATGACTTAACAGGTCCGCTAATTCCTCTTTTAATCTATCTTGATTAACTGGTGATCTATCCCACCACTTGTGTATCTTAGTTTCATTTAATACTTCTACTAGTTCACTCAACAGAGCTAATGTAAGCCACATAGGGACTTCGAATTTGCTTTCTTGATAATTTATATCTTCAATGCTTTTCAAATGCTCTATAAAGCTTTTTTGCTCTTTTTTTACATAGTTTAAATCTATAAATTTACTCATGTTTTTCATTCCCCACTTTGTACTCAATTTTATATCTTTTTCTAAATAACCTTTTAGCTGCTATGGCTCTGTTGATATTATTTCTACTAGCATTTAAGTAATCACACGTCTTATTAACACTTTCAAACTCTACGACCTTATTCTGCAATGTATCTGTAACTATTACAGGTTTTCTTTCAACTGATCTTATAGGTTCTAAAGCTTGTATTCTATATCTCTTTCTAAATAGTCTATTATGCTTTATATAAGTTGTTATATCTGCCCTTCTCATGTTTAAAAATTCGCAACAATCACTTAATTTATCAAATTCAATTTCTTTATTTTCAACCTCATCTAAAACTTTTACTTTATAATTATGATTTTGCTTAGTTTTAACTTTTCTATAATCTCCTCCCTCAGGATCTTTAGAATCATCAAGAGCTATATATTTAACAGCTTTTCCTATACTTAACTTTGGATCTAATATGCAAGCCAGTAATGCCATATAATTATCAGTTAAGTCAAAATCACATGTATTTGTATAATTCATTTTCATTTCCCCCTTTACCAGGAGGGGTTAACCCTCCTTAATTAAATTTTCCATTTTGACTCTCTTGAAGTATTTTTTCTAATTCATCAGAACTATACTTATTGAAAGTTTGATTTATATTATGGAACCTAGTTTTTACACTAGGTATAGAATTTTTATTTTTGCCAATAATAGGTTTATAATCCTCATGAATAGCTTTAATTAGATAGCCAACGATGTTTTTTACATCTGGTGCGTTTTTTACTAGTTCAAGCTTCTCTCTCAGATAACTAATTTCCCTTTCAGTAGCTAAGAATGCATTAGCTACTTTTTTTATGTCTTCATCTTCTAATAAGAAGTATTTATTAATTTCATCAACAACCTCAACCAATATCTTCTTTACTTCTTCTTTTTCTTTTTGTTGTTGTTTTTCTTTTTGTTGTTGTTTTTCTTTTTGTTTTTCTTTTTGTTTTTGCCCACCGTCCGTTATACGGCTCGTGTTATCTGTGGATAACTCATAAGCATCCAAGAATAAATTTCTTATTTTTTCTTTGCTTATTCCTGATAGCATATACATTATAAAGCTCTTATCTTTTACTTTTTTTAACTCAGATTCTATGCAATCAAGCACTGGTTTACTATGATTGTCTAAGTTATACTTAGCCCAATTTAATATACATATTTCTCTAGTTTTTAAATTGTATTTTATTATTCTATGGTGATTTTCAAATCTATCCATAAGAGCATTTACACTTTCTAGAGAGTATCCAAGTTCAAATGCCATTTGTTTTTTAGTTATCTGATATATCCCTATTTGAGTCGTCTTAGGATTAGTTAACAAGTATAAGTAAAATAATTTATCCTCTGGTGTCATTTCTTCTATCACTCTTGGATCTTCCCAAAACTCAGTTTGAACTGATCTATATTTTGCCATTTATCTCACCTTCTTTATGATTATCTTTAGTCCTAGAAGTAAGAGTAAATAATAAACTCCTACTTCTTTCATAAAATCCACTATTTTAAATCTATAGATGCTTGTCCGTCTTCTTCCTCTTTCACCTCAAAGTTAGCTTCTATAGTCTCCGTTTCATCAGCTACTAAACTCATATCTTCATCTATTTTTGTCTTAACTGTTTCATCTGAACTAACTGCTCTTTGCATTTCTATGCTTAATGGAGCATATTTTAAAAGTTGTTTTATAACTGTTTTCTTTGCCATTGCATCAAAGTCAGTTTGCCAAGGTCCATTATTAAATGTTTTACTCTTGTTCTTAGCATGAGTTAATATTTCATCCTTTGTCATGAATATAAAACTATGACCTCCAGTATCTAAATGGTAAACTGCATAGTATCCTATGACTTCGCCCCTATCACCTTTTAGTACTGGTTCATGTATTAAATCTTGATGTAGTCCATACTTAACCTCAAACTTGTCATTTTCTCTAACTTCATGTGCGTATAAAGTTTTTATCTTCCCACTTCTTAATGCTAATTCTAGTAATCCTTTATATCCAACTTGAAATTGAACCTTATTTCCATATGGTATTAAGTAAGCTTGTCCTAGAGGTGTATTTGGCTCTAGTCCTAATTGTGCTGAATCCATCATTGCAGCTAAGAAACTCATAGGGTCACAATTTAAAAACTTTTGATTACTACTAAATGCTGTCAATGCAACCCTTTGAAATCTTTCACTTGACATGTGTTCTGGTAATGCTTTTTTTATTTGCCCTGCCATTTGTGTCATTAATTGTTCCATAGCTTTGTTTGGACTAGGTTTCTTTACTGTAGTTGTTCCTGTTGCTTTATTTGCTAATTTATTTTTTAATTCTGACATTATTTATTTCCCCCTATTCTAAAAGTTCTTGAAGTACTTGTTTTTGTATACTGTACTGCTATATCTGGCATTTCAGATTTTAACTTTTTACTATCTATAGTATTTCTACTTGAAGTTTTCCAAGTTATTTTTCTATCCCCTATTTTGGCAACTTCAAAATCTTCCATATGAAGTTGTATTTCCTGTTCTATCAGTTTCTTTTCAGTTTCTAAGGCTTTTATATCTGTGACTATTTCGTCATATCTTAAAAGTTTTTGAGGCCCATCTTTTAATAAATGAAGTTCTATTTCTTGCCCATTTGATTTTTTATACTTCTCTTTTAAATATTCTGAATACGCATCTGATCCATCTGGCAATGGAACTATATCTTTTAATATGTTCTCTTCCCAAAACTCTTTTTCTATTTGCATAAGATAATCTATTGTTTCTTGATCTCTTTCTATCTTGTACCATATAAAGTCACTATTGCCTATTAAAGCTGCTATATAGCAATGTGTTGCTCCTGTTATGGCCATATAATGTAAGCACTGTATTTCATAATGTGGTGGTACTCCATCTTGCCACTCTTTAAGTGCAAATGAATTAGTTGTCTTACATTCCAAGAATGCTTTTTCTCCTACTATAGCTCTATCTATATTTGCTAATGCAAACGGATATTTTTCATTTTTAAGTATTCCATTTACATTTCTTACTTTTAATCCAGTTTCTTCTGTAAATAATTCAGCAACTAATCCTTCTAATCTATTGCCTAACTCCATTCGTAATGATTTAATCTCTTGTGGATTCTCTTCTTTCTTTTCCATATATAGTTGAATTGAACTTTTCCAAGGGTTTAACCCTGCTATTGCAGATGAATCACTTCCACCTATTCCAGCTTGTCTACTTTTTAGCCATTCTTCTTGTGTCATATTTTTTGTATCTGCTATAACCTTTGCATCTAAATATTTTCTGAACTTTTCATCTTGATATAGTATTGCAACTTCGTTCATAATATGTTATCCTCCTATTAGTTTTTGTTTGGATTTAAGAACTCATTTTAAGTTTGGTCGCTTATGAGTTCTTACTTTTTTTATACAACTTGTTTATTCTCTATATCTCTTTTTTCAAGCAGTTCACTTGACCACGATACTTTTCTTTTAAGTATCTCTATCTCTGAATTCTTATACTTTAGTAATTCATCTAATGATTTAATTACACTATTATTTTCTTTAATTGTATTTTCCAATTTAAATTTCTTATCTTCTAACCTTTTTACATCAACTAAAAGACCTTCTTGATCTCTGTTATATCTTTTTCTCGATACTGGTATTAAGTTCTTTAAAAATTCAAACATACTTATTTCCTCCTAAATATGTATTTTCTTGTTTTATATGTAGCTAGCAGTATTACTATATAAATTAGGCTATATAATACTGCCATACTCCATATTAATTTAAAAAGTTTTAGCATTATATCTCAACCAATTCTTCTAAATCTACATTTAATACTTTAGCCAATCTATAAACTGTGTTTACATGAGCTTTACGTGTTTTACTATTTATAATTCTATTTATTGTGTTATTTCCAAATCCAGCTTCATCAGATATAACATCTGTAGTTTTATCTGCTTCTGCAATAGCTTTAATCAAAGCAATTTTATTTACTTTTACATTCATTATTACTCCTCCTATTCTTGTCCTATTTTTATTTAAAATCCATCCCAATGATCTAACCAATCTAAAAATGGTTGTGATGGAATTTTATATAATCTCCCTATTTTTATAACTTTGAACATATTTCCTGTTATCTCAGCTTGTTTTATTAGGTTATATGCTGTTTTATCACAAACTCCTAATATTTCTTTAATATCTTTTACTGTAAATACTTTTTTTCTCATATTATCTCCTTTGTAAAAATGTATTTGTTCGTAGTTTTGTGTAGATTTTCACACCTAAACCTTTGTATAATATTCATTGGAATACGTTTCCAAATATACTAAAAAGGAGGTGTTATCATGGCTAAAAATACTAAGCAAACTAGCAAATCAGTTGCCTCTAAAGCTAGTAAAATTCTTAGAGACAATCGTTATAGTTCAACTTCTAAATCTGTTGCAGCTAGTGCTTTAGCTCAAACTAGAAAACCTAAATAGTTTGTAATTTTGGAAGTTCTAATGTTAATATGTAGTCCTTATTTATTAGGACTTCCTTTTTCTCAATTTTTAATTTCAATAGAGATATTCCTAAAATTTCTTCTTCAGGTAAATCTAATTCCAATAGCTCTATATCTTCAAACTCTTCTCCTGTTGCCAATACAAGTTTTTTTATTTTCATAATTACCTCCTAAGCCCTCGGCTCTTTAATTTATTGTACAAATGCGACTTGGTTATTTAACATGCTTATATGTTCATTCAATGCTATCGTTAAACTATAATTTTCTACTATATCAATAGCCTCATTTAAATGTCTTCTCTTTATAGCTTTATAACTGTTGACATCAAATTCTCTTTTTAATTGTCTATGTATATCACTGTATACTTTTGCTCTTAATGATTTATTGTTATATGCTTTGCTACCATGACCACCAAGAACTTTAGTCCCTACTCTTTTTACTGCTTTTGATATTTCTTCACACTCAACTGTAAAAAGTGGTAAATCCTCTTTAAATTCAGTTAAATTTTCTTTTACTTCCATTACTTCTTTTTGCACTACTTGTATTTTTTTATCGTGCATTAGTAATGCTTTCATTTCTGTGCTTAATTCTTCAAATTGATATTCTCTATTATTTCTTAGTTCTTCCTCCATCTTATTAAAGGCTTCTATATACTTAAGTTTCCATTCTAAAGCTTTCTTTCCAGTGAATCCCATTACCAATAAAGTAAATCCATCTCTAGTCATTAGGTATTCTTTATACCACTGTTTATTTTGTGAATGTTGATATTTACTTTCTTTGAATAGGTCTGTCGATCTTTCGGCTATCCCATCTTTATGTAGGCTTCCACAATTTTGTGGAGACCCTATATTACTAATTAAATTTTCAATATCTCTTAACACTGAATCATGTCTTTTCTCAAAATGTTCTGCTATAAGTCTACTGCTTACTCTTAAATCCCCTTCTATATTTTCGATTTTTATAATTTCTTGCATTTCAATCACTCCTATTGTTTTTTATTTTCTTCAATTTCAAAAAGATAGTCTGTACTCAAGTTTGGAAAGAATATAGATTGTATCTTTTTTGCTTCTGCATATTTTAATCTATTAATTTCATTTAATTTTGCAGACATAGTACTTGGATTTAAATCTAATGCATCTGCTAATGTTTTATTTGTTATATTAGCTCTTGCCATCTCTGCTCTTAAATTTTTAAACATTTTTAAATCTCCTTTCTAGAGTAGTTCACTAAATTTCGTAAATTATATTTAAATAATATACGCATTTTCGTGAATAGTCAATACTTTTTTGTAAATTATTTTTGTAATTTCGTAAATTCTTGTTGCATTTATGTATTTTACCGTTTATATTAAATTATGAAAGTAGGTGATATAATGACTATTGAAGAACAACTTAAACAGCTTATATTAAGCAAATATAAAAGTTTGAGGGCTTTTACTCAAGAAATTGATGTCCCTTATTCAACAGTAGATACAATGTTAAAAAGGGGAATAGGTGGAACTAGTGTAACTACTGTTTTAAAAGTTTGTAATTCTTTAGGAATAGATGCAGATGCTCTTACAGATGATAAAATCCAAGAAAAAGACACAGATGTAAATCTATCTATAAGTTCACATGAGCTTGATATTTTAAAGAAATACAATAGTCTTGATAATTACGGTAAAGACTTAGTGAATACCATATTAGATAAAGAATGTACTAGAGTTTCTGAAATTAAATCTAATAAATAATTTAAAAGTCCTCATATGGGCTTTTATTTTTACGAAATTTCATAAACATACGTTCGATTAAGAGGCAAAAAATATATACTTTCTAACTCCTCGCTTGTTTTCCTTTATCACCTGTACTTTTATTTGCTATAAATTCACAACCTTTTTTACTTATTAAAAACTCTCTATAAGTTTTATTGTTTCTTTCTGTTTTATAAGTACTTTCCACCCAATAATCCTGAGAACGGATTTTTCCGTTTTCAAAAACCTTATTTATACTATCTATTTTTTCTAATAAATCTCCATGTCTTGAATATTCCATCATGTCTGCTACTTCTCTTGATGATATTCTTACAACTTCTTCGTTATTTATTTTTATAATTTCCTGCATATTACTGCCTCCTTAATTAGCTTTTGATTTTAGCTTTTCTATTTTATTTGAAAAATCATTTGTGTTTCTTAAATCATTCAAAGCTTGAATAGCTATCCTATAATTTTGTTATTACTTAAAATCCCCATATATTCCATCTTCTTAAAAACATCTTCCAGAACATACGTTCTGTTTTAATCTAAAAAAAATGTTACCATTGTTTATGTGTAAAAGTCAAATATACAACTACTGTTTAAATGTTAATACTTTTTAAACTTGATAATTTGAATAAAAAAAAGATGTAGTTTATACTACATCTTTTTTTATGTAAATTATTATTA